TCTTGCCTAAATTGTTCTTCTGAAGTATTCCGAATTGTTTCTTCACGCCATTTTTGGTCTCTGCCTGGCACCATTGACCAGTGAATCTCTAATGGTTTGTATAGAGAACGACCTTCTGTTGCATCAACCCACATCTTATAAAAGTGATTCAGACCATAAGGTGTTGAAACGATAATCACCTTTGAAGTTTGACCTGAAGAAATAACAGGGTAAGTAGATGTGAAGAATTCATCGGCCATATTTTTTGGCACGAAAGCAAATTCGTCTAAGAAAATCAAATTGTAAGAACCACCACGAACACCTGCAGCAGATGTGGCGTATGCATTAATCTTTGAACCATTTTCTAGTTCAATATTACCTTTATTCCAAACTTTAATACCTTGTTGCAACCAAAGAGGAAGATACTCATAGGCATATTGAATACGACCTAGAATTTCTCTGGCAAGGGAACCTTTGTTTGCAAGAATCGCAATGTTATAGTTTTCTTGGAAAAGAACGCACCATAACATGTAACCTGCCGCAGTAGTTGTTTTACCAACCTGTCGAGGCATCTTACAAATAGAAAATCGATTGCCGTGAAAGGTACCGACCATGTCCTCTTGGAATGGCCACATTTCAAATGGGACAAGACCTTTGTCCACATTGACAATCTTTACATATGTTTTAATGAAATAAACTGGATCCTCAGAACACTTTAAAATTTCTTTTACTTGTTCTTCGGTATAGGATAGTTCAACACCAATCCTTTTTAGATTGTCATTACCAAGATATCCATCACTCATTTTGTAATGCTACGAAGCATCCATCCGTGTTTTTTATGTGTATCAATACGACCTGCAATAAAGTCTGCCAAACCTTGTTGGTCTAATTCATTGGCAAGTTTAAATGCCATGTCTAATGTATTGAGTATTTTTTGATTGTCGATTAATAGACGGCGTGCCATTTCAACACCAGATGGTATTGATTGTTCATCTTCAATATCGGTAAGTTCTAAAAATCTTGTAAAAGAACCTGGTGCATAGGCATCTAGTGAACGAATTTCTTCGGCAATTTGGTCTACTGCGCCAAAAACTTCTTCGTATAATTTTCCAAAGAAATCGTGGTATTGTGGAAAGTTAGGACCTTCCACATTCCAATGATAGTTGTGTGCTTTAAGTTGAAATGCGTAAGAATCTGCAAGAACTTTACGCATCATTTCGATTAGAGTTTCCATAGTATCCTATTTATTTGTTTTCAAAAGTTTGACTAATTCTGCGGTAGAACCTACAAATACTGCCTTATCAACATTCACATTTTTAACAGATGCGGCTTCTTGTGGTGACAAATCTTTTCTTCGTTTTTGAATTTCTAAAAGGTCTTTATTTAAATCTGCAAGATTCTTAATAAGTCCTGCGGCAACTTCATATGCTCTAGGATGCTCTGAAGCATTGGCAACTAATAGAAGTTCATCCATTGCCTTATTACCTTTTTCAATTAGACCACGAATGTTGCTTCTTGCAAACTCCGCATCGTCATCTACGGCATTTTGATTAGGAACAATTGAAGTTTCTTTTGGTTCTGCTTCTACAACTTCAAATTGAATAGGTTCTATATCTAATGCCTCTGACAATTTTTCATTCAAGTTTTTCATAGTGTATCAGGCCATTCGGTAATTATTTCTGAGAAACCAAACTCATCATCTGGTTCTGAATCAATTGGGTCTGCTTGTGTAGAAATAGAAATTACTTTTGCAGGTCCTTTTTGTAATCTGGTGATTGTATAGTTGGCATTTGTATAGTCACCTTTTACTTTATCACCAACATTTAGTAATTCATTTAAATCTGAGACAATCAAAACACCATTATTGCTGTTACTAAAATAAACTACTTTACCTGTAACATTTCTATCTTCTACTCGGATAGTTTCACCGGTTGTAAAGTAATTGTTACCATTTGCATAGTCAACAGTTACTTGTTGTGATTGTCGGTCTTGTGTATCAATCCAAAGATTGGTAATTACACGACCAAATGATGTGTTACCTGGCGCAGCAGTATTGGCATATTCAGCACCAATCAAACCACCTGTTGGTGATTTTACGGCAGGCCAAATATAACCTTTGACTGTAAACTCTAAATCCCAAGTAATCAATCGTGTAGTGCCGTCTGTCAATGCACCTTCATATTCAGTAACAGTATTAACTGAATTTAGAATGATTGGCAAATCATATTTTTGGTCCATGTCAGGAATAAAATCTACCGTGACAGTATAATCTGGCCTAAAATATGGGAGAATCTGTTCTACAATTTGTGTGCCATCTTCTGTATTGCGAACAAAGATTGACAATGAAAAATTGAAATCGTAAGGCACAGGTGCGTATTGTGTTTTAAAAACACCTGTGGCACTTTGAGCAAAATTTTGTGTCAATGATGTTTGAATTCGTGATGAATCATAACTCATGCCTGTCAATTCAAATGCAATACGAGGCACAACTGAATTTACTGACCTTGTAAAATTAGGGTCAGAAGTAATACGAGTTAAGTATCTTTCTTTTGAACCGTATGAAAGAGGCACTTTAAATTTTTCATATGCAGTAGTGCCTGCTTTATTGTAACGAACAAGTTGAATGTTATTGAATAGTGTGCCAAAAGCAACTACAATTTTTCTTATTGTTCGATTGTAAAAATGTGTATTGCCTAACATTATGGTTCACCAAATGGATTAATTTCTGTAAAGTCAATAATGTTATCGGCTTCAGATTCGATTCTAGTATTATCAACAATGTCATCAAAGGCATTATTGTCAAATGCGGTATCATCAAGAGTGCCTGCTGTTGTGTAGTATGCACCTGAAGTTGCACCAATTGTATTAGAATTGTTTGCAAAAGTTCCTTTTACACGATAAACATCTAATGTTCTTGTTGCACCTTTTGTCCATGTGTGAACAACTGCGGTTACAGATGCATTTGCAAGTGTTCTATCAGGTGATTGAAAAACAATTTCATCTTCAACATATGTACCTGTACCAACAGACAATGACATATTGAGTTGGCTTCTACGATAGTAGTTGCGAATACCTTCATCAATCTCTGCAACACCTGTTGAAATAACTTCGTCAGAGAAAACAAATTCTTTCATTTTTAAAGCATACAAATAAACATTACCGCCACGACCACGACCTAATGTATAGAACATTGCTTGGTCATTTTCATTTTCAACAAAGGTAATTTCCATGAAATTTCTTGTCAATGGAATATAAACTAAATCACCTTCTCTTGGTCGGGATAAGTTTGATGTACCTGTTGCGTATTTAAATCTACGGCGTGAAACCAAGAATTGCATTTCATCACGAACTTCAAGACCAAATTTAGAAATGAAGTCTCCTTCACCTTCCATGCCCGTAACATTTTCCAAATACATTTCAATTGGATAGGCAGTAGTGTATTGTTTTAGAGTATCTTCACCATAGAGATAATCTACTTGGTCACGGGAAGTTCTTGGTAGATAATAGACATCCATGCCATAGATTTGCATGGCTTCAATAACCAAATCCTCAACGAGCAATTGCTCTGAGGTGATTTGTTCAGCAGGAAAATTATTGAAGTAAAAGTTGGTTGGCATGCATCATTATCCAGTAAAGATTTCGCTTGGTAAACTGTTGAAGTTAAACATCTGTTCTTCAATATCTTTTATTTCTTCTGCCGCTTCATCATAAATTTCTTTACCGTTTAATGTCACACCACCTGGCATTTGTATGCCACCAAACTTTTTAAGATTTGAACCCCATTGTTTTTTGATTAATGCGGTTGCATATTTCTTTAAGAATCGGTCATTCCAAACATCAGACAAACCTGCCATTGTTGCGGTTCCATTACTAACATTTGTTGTTAGCGGACCAACTAAAGTAATTTGTGTTCCTGAATTGATATTACGAATTTGTTTTGATTGACCATCAATAGTAATAAAATCGTTTTCTAACACTTCACGGTCAAATACTGTGCCATAACCTGTTAGTGTATTTGATGTTGTATTACCTGTAACTGTGCCTGTCAAAGTAATTGTATC